ATGGTTCGAGCATTGAACAAGAAGCTATGGACATCTTTGCCGCTAAGAAAAAAGCAGAAGCAATGGAGCAAGAGTTAAAAAACTTTGTAAATTTCACTCATGGTCCTAATAGTTGGAACGAGATACTCACATTGCAAGCACAGATTCGTAAAGATAGAAAGAAAGCAATATACGATCAAGAACAAAGAAGACGAGAAATAATGAATGCAATAGGAATTATTCTTGCAGTTTGTGTTGTTGCTGGTGTGTTGATTGGTGGATTTATGATAGTTATCGATATGTTTGGACATCCAAGAACTTGGTAAATAAAAAGGAGTCATTATGTTAGGACAATTTAATGTTGGTGAAGAAAGATATTGTAGATATTGCGGTCATAGGTGTCATTGTTATGATAATGGTTGTCAAGAGTGTATGAACGATGTGTGTCAACAATGTAAATGTGATAAAATAGAAGATGATATTCAAACATGAAAACTTTGTTTTAGACTTAGATAACGCCGTCAAAGCTAAATTATATTTTAAAGATAATCTTATGTTCGTAGGAGACGGGTACAAAGCTATCAAGATACTAATTAGTTCGTGCAATAATTCAGAACCAGTTAAACATAAATTTAAATCTCAACTAGAATTAAGAGAAAAACCTAGATTTGTTGATATAGAAAAAAAAGAATAAAATGACACATGCATTCTTACTTATAGTTTATCTAGGAACAAAAATTGTAAGTCAAGATATGTATTTTAATGATATCAATCACTGTAAATATTTTGCAGAAAGACTTAATAATCAACCTCCAGTGCCTAATAATAAAGTTGGTGATAACGAACCGAAGTTCTTATCATATGTCGCTGTATGTGCACCGAAGGTTGTTAAGCCTAATAATAAAATATATTAAGCAGCTTTATGCAGCAAGCGATAGCTTAGAATTCTATGAACTCTAGCACGATCACGTGCTTTACAAAACCTCTTCCACGAAAATGGTCTGTAAGTCATTAGTCACCCTCCCTAGTTAATGGTTAGGTGCGTTCCTTCAGCGACTGCCTACTTCCGCCCTTTCGGGTGAACGTTTAATGTACTACTATTTATATTAATTTGCTAGTGGATTGTCTAATGCTCGTTGTATTTTTTTCATAAGTCTATCTTCTAACTCTTTAGTGTCACGACTTACTGATTCTCTTAAACTATCTCTCTTAGTTTCGAATCTACTCTCAGCATCAGTTATCATATTACGTACATCATCTACACTTTTACGAACCATGTCTTCAGTTCTATCTGCTTGTTGTTCAATGCGCAGTATGTCATCACGTAATCCACCTTTGATATCACGTGTATATTCTACAGTGTCTTCCATTTTGGATTCCATGATTTCCATACGTTTGTCATATGCATTGATTTTTGCTTCGTATTCTTCTTGTTGTTCTACAAATTCTATAGCCTGTTCTACTTTTTGATACATTAGAAAACCACCATACAATGCACCAACAACACTACCAATAACTGCAACAAGAGCAGATATTGACATAAAACTTACTTTAAAACCAAGGATACGAAACTCTTTATTTTTAAGGTTTTCTATACCCTCTTCTATATTTTCAAGTTCATCTCCTAGATTTTTAGCCATGTCCTCTCCAGATTAATTTGTTTTTTCTATCTTAACTTTATTATTAAGTTGTAATTCTCGTAGCTTTTTGAGTTCTTGTTCTAATTTAAGAACTTCTAGTCTTTTCTTTTTTAATTCAAGTTGATAGAGTGTGTTACAATTTATACGTTCTTTTGGACCATCTAACGGTACTGTGATCCTTGCATATACACCAATATCTTTTGTACTATTACCTACAGTAGCATTATTATCAAATGGGCTTTGATAATTGTCAATGATACCAGTAACACCAAATTCTAAATTAGTACTACCACCAATAGCATTTTGACAATCTAAGTCTCCTGCTTTAAATTTATCAGAAGAATAATTGTTTTGTCCATTAGGTAATTGAAGATTTAAAGAGCTATTAGCATATGCTGTGCTAGATAAAAATGTCAATATTAATAATAATTTTTTCATACTTATTCATGTTTAAATCTAGAACATATTTTTGATGAAATACTAGATGATTTTAAATTTTCTGTTTTTATCTTTGACCTACTACATATGTATTCAGCATTAAATTTATCAATTTCTCTAATATAAACATCTACTTCTACACGCTCCAAATATGGTATATTTAAAATTACATATTGTGAAACAAACGGAATAGGTTTCCAATCTTTATCAAACACTCCCAATTCATAATATTCAACATCGTTCCTTTTATTGAAAACTTCCATACGGGTAACTAATAATTCATCCATGTAAGCATATTTCCACTTAGGATAAGTTGGTGTCATCTCATGCGCAAAAATGCTATGAGAAAATAACAACAACCACGATATTATGAAATATTTATACATCTACTTGGCTACGCATACCGCTTCTATAGTTGCTGAATAGTTGCCACCTGGAAATGCTTTATTTCCACCGTTAGTTGCAACTGAAGTTGATGTAAACCAAGTTGAACCTGTTGCAGTTAAATCAAATTGTGTAGTTTGACCAAATGTTGTTTTAGCTGCTTCGTAACCTGCCATGTTAGTTGCATCACTTATGCTACTTACGCTGGTTGAACCAGTCCACGTTACAGTATCTGTAAGTGATGGACTTGTAGTAAATGATGTTGGCGTAGTAATTTGTGCATAATAAGCATCTGCTAATGTTACATCATATCTCACTATTGGTTGTACACCACCATCTGATGATGAAGTCGTAAGTGTGTAAGCGTTTGGGTTACCATATGTACCAGGTGTATCTGTTGTAATTACGCAACGTGATTGCACAGTTCCGCTGATTGGCACATCAAGTGCTTGTGCTGATAACGTGAATAAACTCATAGCAAAAATAATACCTGCTTTTTTGAGCATTTTTCTCTCCTATTTGTATTGCTTAGAAATCATTTTCTCATGCAATATCTGTTGTGCTAAACCGTTTCTTAATCCGGCTTTACTATCTGGTAATTTTTTATCTACCAAAATAATTGTTTCTTTATATTGTCCACCTGGAATAGTTGCAGCAAGATATGTATTATTCAATTGATCTTGCATAATACCATTCATTTGTTCTATCATTTGAGTTTCAGCAAACAATGCTGCAGCATCTGAGATAGACATTAATTTTTCTAATCTATATTTTCTCTTCTTTTCTTCTGCTTCTTTTTTTTCTTTTTCTTCTTCCTCAGTTAGTCTTTCTTCATTTTCTTCTATAGACAATTTTTCTTCATCATTTAAATTGACATATTCATCTTTTGTAGCATCATATAAATCATCTAGATTTACGGTAGGTATGTCTGGTATTGGTGTTTTATATCCTGGACAACTTGGACTAAACTGCGGATCATAACAAGGATCCACTTTATAACTGTAGATAACAGTTGCATCTTCTACAGTGCCAGTGCCTTCTACTTCTATAGAACCATCACCCCATGCTGATCTTGGAATATCTCCAATGCCAATAAGTTTTCTAACTTCTATTCCACCTTGATGTCCTGACCAGTCTTCTGTATCTCTAAAGACATAGCCGTTTCCATTTGCATGTTTATTTTGGACATGGACTTTCATATCATCTGCAGTATTTTTATTAGGTGTATATCGATAAAATATGCCATTAATATCTAAACCTGGAGGTGTAGGCAATACATCTTTCATGCTCCAACTCAAACCACCTTGAGCAGCGTTTCCTGTAGTGCCGTAATAAGGTGTTATATTATCAGAGTAACAATAAGAGGGTAAGAATCCCACCAATGCTCCAAGTAGCAGTCTCTTTAACATCCAGTTTTTTATCCGTTCCGTTTAATTCGTGTTTCTTTTTTTCTTCATGTGATTCCCAGCCTATCTTGGCTGCCTCACCAATTTTTCCATCATATGGACATGGAGTACCTGCCATCATCATAGCATCAAATACTTTTTTATCCTGACACATTACACTCACTGCGGCAACTTTCATACCCATATCATATAATGTTTTTGCATTCTTTAATCGTATACAATTTTCTTCTGTAAAAGTAGTACCGGCACTAATACCAAGTATTTGTGTTTGCACTGCACCTGCAACACCTATTGTACATAAGTCACTATTACTACCACTACTAAACTGTGGTGATATAGCACTCGGTGGCGGTGATTTTACAGTTGTTTCCATGTTTCCTTCAGTAATAATCTTACTGTTTGTTGTGCTTTCCGTTACTATTGTTTCTGCATTAGCCACGCCAATGAAGAATACAGCTAGACTGTAAATAAATATTTTTTTAATCATAGATTCTCTCTCTGTCATATATAGTAATATTTATTAAAGTCTTATTTATACATTATTATTTATATAATGTCAAAAAAATGACACCTACAATAATTTGTTATTATATTACTGTCATTTTTTTGACACTAATCAGTATCGTATTTGTATTCTTCGTCAGAATCTGCAGAATCAATATCACCCATACTATCAAATTCACCAATATCATGAACATGTAGCTGTATTATTGCATAATGAAGCACTTTAAGTAAATCTTTACGAGCATCTTCTCTTGTACCTTTTTTACCATATCTTTGAGCATATTTCATAATGTTGCCAATACAAAAGCCTGTGCCGTGACCACCATCAACTATAAATTCAGTTGCTTGAAATTGTTCTCGAGAATAATGACCAGTATATGTTCTGTCTATGTATTCTTTAATCTCATCAACATATAAGTCTTCATTAAATTTATAAGAGATATCATTAGAACTATTAATCAATTCATTGACAGTTGA